TGAAAGCTGTTTGGACTCCTGAGTTCGCTCAAGATCTTAACGCTTACCATTCTATCGATGCAGAAGCTGAATTAACTTCTATGTTATCTGAGTACGTTTCTATGGAAATTGACTTAGAGATCTTAGACATGTTATTCAGAAATGCTTTAACGAAAGATTACTGGTCAGCTCAAATTGGTGAAACTTACAACGCTGGAACTAATACATTCACTGCAGTTACTGCAGATGCTGTTGCAGGTCAAGCTTACAACCAAGGAACTTGGTTCCAAACTTTAGGTACGAAAATACAAAAAGTTTCTAACCAAATTCACCAAAAAACTATGCGTGGTGGTGCAAACTTCCTAGTATGTTCTCCAAAAGTTGCAACTATTCTAGAATCAATTCCAGGATATGCTGCTGATACTGATGGAAACAAATCAGACTTTGCAATGGGTGTTCAAAAAGTTGGTGCTCTTAATTCAAGATACCAAGTTTACAAAAACCCTTACATGTTAGAAAACCAAATATTAATGGGCTTCAGAGGTGGACAATTCTTGGAAACTGGTGCGGTTTACGCTCCTTATGTTCCATTGATTATGACTCCTCTAGTTTACGATCCGAAAAACTTTACTCCGAGAAAAGGTGTAATGACGCGTTATGCGAAGAAGATCGTTAGACCAGAATTTTATGGTACTGTAGCAATTAAAGGTTTAGATACTATTTAATAGTTAACTATTGATAATTGATTAATATTAAGAGACCCGCCTAGTGCGGGTCTTTTTTTTGTTTGTATATACGTATATTTTGATATTTATTCTAAAGGATATTAATCCTTGTAATCCTAAACCCAAATAATAGGAGAGTTCATATGGCAAAGTACAGATTCGCAAACGATCGTCCAAAAAACAACAAAAAAGGTTACAGATTTCTACTATCACTCAATGAAGAACAAAAAAAAGCAAAAACGGAGATTTATCAAAACACAATTTCAACAATTATTGGCAAAGCAGGATCAGGAAAAACATTACTAGCATGTCAAATAGCATTACATCAATTACTTGAAAAAGACATAACCAAAATAGTAATAACTCGACCAACTATATCCAAAGAAGATATAGGACATCTACCAGGCAACATAAAAGAAAAAATGGATCCATGGGTAGCCCCAATATACTCCAATATGTACCAATTACTTAGAAAAGAACGGGTAGATAAGATGGTACAAGACGGACAAATTGAAATTGTACCCGTATCCTACATGAGAGGTAGGACATTCTTAAATACTTGTGTAATTGTAGATGAATGTCAAAACTTAGACAACCAACAAACCTTCATGATAGTACAGCGTATCGGTAAAGGAAGTAGAATGATGTTTTGTGGAGATAGCGATCAAGTGGATTTGAAACGTCAGATGGATAGTGGACTAGCATTCCTATCAAAAATACGAAATGTAGAAGGCTTACACACAATTAGATTGTTAGAAAACCATAGACATCCAATCTTAGATAATTTGATTCCAAAATATACTGAAAAGGGCATATCATAGATATTTATATATACACAACTAGACTCTAAAGGGAATTATATGGCAACTGCAAAAATATGGGATGGAACGGCAACGTTCACAAGTGGATCAAGTACACCTTTTGGTTTATACGATTCTGATAGCGAATTTCAACAAGAAGCACCGAGTACTGCAAAGTGGTGTTGCAAGAGATTGGGATATCCTATAGTAGATATAGAACTTAATACAGATGGGTTGTTTGCATGTTTTGAAGAAGCAGTATCAGAATATGGAGCACAGATAAACTTTCTCAATATTAAAGATAATTTACTACAAATGCGAGGATCTGCGACATCGACAGAATTGTCGGGCAAAAATGTTACACCATCTTTAGCTAGAGTGATTGAATTATCACAAGGATATGGTACAGAAGCAGGTGTAGGTGGTAATGTAGATTATTTTAGTGGATCTATCGCTGTAACAAGTGGCAATCAAGTGTACGATCTTGAAGATGCATCAGTAACAACATATGAGTCAGGAACGCCAGGAACTGATGGTATAGAAATAAAAAGAATATTTCACCAACAAGACCCAGCAATATCAAGATTTTTTGATCCATATGTAGGAACAGGAGCAGGATCGCAACATATGTTAGATGGATTTGGTTGGGGAGAAATGTCACCTGGGACGTCTTTCATGATGATGCCAATGTACGCAGACCTATTAAGAATCCAAGCAATTGAATTCAACGATCATATAAGAAAGTCAGCATATTCATTCGAATTAGTAAATAATAAACTAAAAATATTTCCATCACCACAACAGACTTACACGATGCACTTTCATTATATTAAAACGGCTGCTAGAAAACCACATTTATCTGATACAAATTCTGTAAGTGATTTTAGCGATATACCATATAATGCATTAACGTATAGTTCAATAAACGATGCGGGAAAACAGTGGATTAGAAAATATACATTAGCGGGTGCAAAGGAATTATTAGGGACTATTAGAAGTAAGTATGGATCAATACCAATTCCAGGAGCTGAAACTACTTTAGATGGAGATACACTCAGATCTGAAGCAGCTACTGAAAAAGCAGAATTGGTTACACAACTTAGAGAAGATTTAGAATTAGCATCAAAGCGAAATTTAATGGAACGTGAAAAAGAAATATCTGAATTTCAACAAGAGCAACTTAACAGAGTTCCACTACACATATACATGGGGTAAATAGATGGCATTATTTGGAGGAGATAGAGATGTAGCACTTGTACGATCTGTCAACAGAGAGTTGTTGAACAATATCGTAGATACTACTATTGATATATTTAAAATATCGTTATATGACACTAAAGCTAATCTATACGGAGAAGCTATAAATAAAATATACAAACCAGGTGTAAGAGTTGCAAGTTTAATTACCCACGAGGATCAAGCTTGGAGTTCAGACGAATTTGGACCTGATATGAATCAGACAGCAACATTTGCATTTTTAAAATATGAGTTAGAAACGATAGCTGATGTAGTATTAGAGGTAGGTGATGTAATAGCTTGGGATGAAAAATATTGGGAAGTAGATGGTGTGACGGAAAATCAATATTTTATGGGTAAACATGATAAGACCACCACAGCAAAAGAAGATAAAGATATTGGAGATATGGTAGTAGGAGATCCTGCATATGGAACGCCATTCCAAATAGGTGGATACCAAGAAGTATTTGGATCGAGTTTATCAATAATAGTAAATACACACCAATCAAGAAGGAGTAAGTTGAAAATAGAAGAAATACGTAACGGATTTGAACGAGTAACCAAAGGTTTGGGTGTTAGAGGGATATAATGGCTGAATATGATCAAAATAGAAATCTTGCAGACGCAGCATTCAACATCCCCAAAGCAAAAGGAGGAACTCCAGACTTAGCAAATGTTAATACTGGTATAGTATCTACTGACCGTGGTCATCAAGTCAAGCGGGATGATAAGGTTAAGAATTATTATCTTGGTTTGTATGATATTGATGAATGCGTTCAATATTATTTTGATAATGTTATCCGACCGACTGTTGATGATGGAGATGAGATTGTAAAGGTTCCAATGATATATGGATCACCGGAAAGGTGGCAATCTATACAACAAAATGGTTATCTTAGAGATAAACAAGGCAAATTGCAAATACCATCAATAGTATATAGAAGAACTTCAGTAGCAAAGAATAGAAACTTGTCCAATAAGTTAGATGCAAATAATCCTCACTTTCATTATACTTTCCAAAAACAATACAACAATAGAAATAGATATGATAATTTCTCAGTAATGAATGATATAAAACCGAGCACTGAAAATTATAACGTAGTAATACCAGACTTTGTTACTTTAACATATGATTGTATTATATGGACAGAATATGTTGAACAGATGAATAAAATAGTTGAGTCCATCAACTATGCAGAAAACGCATATTGGGGAGACGCTGAGAAGTTTAAATTTAGAGCAATGGTTGAAGAATTTTCATCAGAAACGGAATTAGAAGCAGAAGCAGATAGATTAGTAAGATCGTCATTTACTATTAGTATGGAAGGATACATAATTACTGATACCATGAATAAAGAATTAGCAAATCAAAATGTAAAAACGTTTGGACCAACTCAGACAGTATTCAATACTAAGTCAGCAGTAATGCGAGATGGGCAATTGATAGAAATTGAAGAAAGTCCTCCGACAAATTCTGAATAAGATTCGTTGTTTGGCCTATCAGTTATATATGTATATACAATAAGAATAAAACACTATAATAAAGGAGTTATAAGATGAGCGCAGAAGAAAAAAAATTTGATTCGGAAGAATTAGCAAAGATTAAAGATTTACAAACAAAATACCAAACCATCACAGCAAAGATGGGGCAACTGGAAGTAGATCGACTATTATTAGAACAAGCAATGGATAGATTAGCACAAAGTAAAGATGAACTAACTGTAGATTATGAATCAACTCAGTCAGAAGAAAAGAAATTTGTGTCAGATTTAAACACTAAATACGGTGCAGGTAACGTTAATATAGAAACCGGTGTATTTACTCCAACGCAAGCTGCAAAATAATATGTTTTGATTTACTTCTGCATATTTATATGCGGTCAACAACCCATATAACTATCGATAATTTAGAGGAGTAAAAAACATGGCTGAAAGAATTGTAAGTCCTGGTGTATTCACACGAGAAAAGGACCTTTCGTTTATACCGCAAGGTGTCGCAGAAATAGGTGCAGCAGTAATAGGTACAACCCAAAAAGGCCCAGCATTCTGGCCTACACAAGTAACATCATATATTGAATTTGAATCAAAATTTGGTGGATTAGAAAGAAACCCAACAACATACGTTCCACACACTGTAAGAGAATACTTCGAGCAGGGTGGTAATGTAATGACTGTTGTAAGAGTATTGAGCTCAGCAGATATAACTGTAACGAGCCCGTTAGTATTACAACTAACAAACACTACTCCAGTAGCATCGGCAGCTGCCACATCTGATACATTTACAAGTAATGGTCAAAAACAAAATGTAGTTGCAGTATTATATCCAACGGAACATGAGCTTGCAAGCAAAGAACTGAATTTATCAGCATCTTATGTAGAAGTATCAGACGCGGTGTTATCAGCTAACAAACAAGCAATTGATAGAAATACTCCATCAGCTTCATTCAGTAATTTTGTACTTCATTTAACCGGATCTGGTAATACAGCTGCAGGAAATGCAATTGCAGCTAAGGTATCGGGATCAGGTGATGGAACGGTAGGAGCAGCTGGAATGACATTCGGAATATCAGCTTCTCTACTAGCTTCAGATAATAATTCAATTGATACAGTATTAGGTACAAGCCCTAATTCTACAAAAGAAGCTTTTGTGAAATATTACAACAAAACATTCACAGCTGAAACTCAAGTAAAAGCTTCAACTTTTAAAGTAATACGTGGTATAGATCACTTATACGCAGATGGATATAAAGGCTCTTCAACTCCATGGATAACAAACCAATATACGGGATCAGCAGGAACAAATCTATTCAAATTACATCACTTAGGTCATGGCGAAACTACAAACTATGAGATGAAAGTAGCTGTTCTAAATATGAAAGCGGAGAATGGTGGAACAGATACAAAATATCCAACATTCGACTTACAAATAAGAACAATCAAGCAATCAGGATTACCGTTTGATTCACCATACACATACGATGCAACAGATGATAACAGTGCTAATGTAGTAGAAGAGCATACTGGATTGACATTAGACCCAAGAGATACAAATTATATTGCAAGAAGGCTTGGTGATAGATATTATAAAATAAACGCAGAAGGTAAGGTGATAGGTGTAAACACTTATCCAAATGTATCTAGATATATCAGAGTTGAGGTATCAGATGCAGTTAAAAACCAAGGAATTCCAGCATCAGACGCTCCATTTGGATTTATGCCACTTTTACAAGCAATTCCATCTACATCTGGATTTATGCCATCAGCTTCTTACACATCAGTGCAAGAAGAATCTGTAGGTATTTATGAACCAGGAGTATTCTACGGATTTAACTTTGATTTTGCAACAACGGATAATGTAAATTATCTTACACCAACACCATCAACTGATAGTAGTGTAGGAGCAAATACACTCTTTAATTTATCAAATATGTTTGGTCATGTATCAGCATCAGATGTATTAACGGGTACTGTAGCAGACAACGCAACATTGATCTCGATGGGAACTACTTCACATCAACTTCAAAGAAGATTTATGGTTCCTTTCCAAGGCGGTCAAGATGGAAAACACCCTGCACAAGTTGCTCTAACTGGTAAAAGCATGACAACAACAAATACATTTGGAATGGACTTTACCGATTCAACTTCAGAAGGAACAAAAGCATATAAAAAAGCAATTAATGCTCTATCAAATCAAGACGAGTATGATATCAACTTATTGACACTGCCAGGAATAATATCTGACAATGCTTCTGCAACAATTACACATGCAATCAATAAGACTGAACAGAGAGGTGATTGTTTCTTAATATTTGATGTAGCAAAATACGATGATTCACCATCGCAAGTAGTATCAACTGCAATATCAGATGCAGTAACAGATGCAGGTAATTACGATTCAAGCTACGCAGGTACTTACTTCCCATGGTTAATGTATAATGATGCGGTAAATAATGTAGTAACACCATTACCTCCATCAGCTATCATGCCAAGTGTATTTGCAGGAAATGATTCAGGCGGTGGAGAACCATGGTTCGCACCAGCTGGTCTTAATAGAGGATTATTAACAGCAATTACTGAAGCAACTACAAGACTGACTCACGGTGAGAGAGATACTTTATATGAAGGTAGAGTAAACCCAATAGCAACATTCCCTAATCAAGGAGTATGTGTATGGGGTCAAAAGACTTTACAGAAGAAAAGATCAGCTCTTGATAGAATTAACGTAAGACGATTATTAATAGCGTTGAAGAAATTCATTGCATCGACTTCAAGATTCTTAGTGTTTGAGCAAAACACTGCAGCAACGAGAAATAGATTCTTAGGTACAGTTAATCCATATTTAGAAAGTGTACAACAAAGAAGTGGATTACATGCATTTAAAGTAGTAATGGATGAAACTAACAACACACCAGATGTAGTAGATAGAAACAAATTAGTAGGTAATATAATGATTCAACCAACAAGAACAGCAGAATTTATTGTATTAGACTTCACAGTATTACCAACAGGAGCTACTTTTCCTGAGTAAAACTAGGGAAGATAGATATTTATATTAAAGAGGAGAACTTAGATGGCACAATTATTAGACTCAAATGAAATATTCTTTACACCCTTTGAACCAAAGGTTGCGAATAGATTCATTATGTTTATTGAAGGTATCCCAGCTTATCTTGTAAGAAAAGCGTCAAGACCTACAGTAACATTTGAAGAGATCGTATTAGATCACATCAATGTACAAAGAAAAATCAAAGGTAAAGCGACGTGGTCGGATGTAACGGTAGAATTATACGATCCAGTTGTACCATCAGCAGCTCAAGCTGTTATGGAATGGGTTAGACTACACCATGAATCTGTTACGGGTAGAGCAGGATACTCAGATTTTTATAAGAAAGATGTAACTTTCAATATGTTAGGACCAGTAGGTGATAAGGTAGAAGAATGGACGTTAAAAGGAGCTTACATTGGTGAAGCAGGATTTGGTGAAATGGATTGGTCGACACAAGATCCAATGGCAATCTCATTAACACTGAAATACGACTACGCAATCTTACAATTCTAATAGTAAAATATATAATAAAGAAAAGATGCCCATATTTTTGGGCATTTTTCTGTTTGCATACATATGTATATATAGACCAATTAATTAAGGAGAAAAAGTTATGGCACAGAACAAACTATCAGATGATGAGTTAAAATTAAAACTCGTAGCAGAATCAATCCAATCGGATGATTACAAATTCCCAACAGAAACAATAGAACTACCAAGTAAAGGGTATTTTTACGATCCAGAAGGACCGTTATCATCGGGAATGTTAGAAATAAAATATCCAACTGCTAAAGAAGAGGATATACTAACATCGCAAAATCTCATTAAGCAAGGAACTGTAGTAGATAAATTTATGCAGTCTATTATAGTATCTAAAATCAATTATAATGATTTGCTGATAGGTGATAAAAACGCGTTAATGATAGCTGGACGTATTCTAGCGTATGGATCAGATTATCCGTTTGAAACTACATGCCCAAGTTGTGGTGCAAAATCACATCAAGTTCTAAACTTATCAGAAGTAGAAGATAAAGAATTAGCATTCGATAAACATACCAAAGGAACTCAACGATTCGAAATGACATTACCTGCATCTAAGCGAACAATTCAATACCAATTGATGACGCATGGATTAGAACGTAAAGTTGATGACTTATTGAAATTGGCAAAAAAGAAAACAAAAAGATCGGGGATAGATCCAGAGTTGACAACTAGAATGAAATGTTGCATCACACAGGTTGATGGAAATGATGAGCAATCATATATAGAAAATTTTGTTGATAATGAATTTCTATCAAGAGATTCCCAAGCTTTCAGAACAGAAATAAAATCGATTACACCGGACAGTGATATGACGTTTGATTTTGAATGTGATAAATGTGATTATGAGGAGGTGTCGGATTTCCCGATCACCGCCGGGTTTTTTTGGCCTAAGTCTTAGCTACAGAAAACACTTATTTCAACAAATTTTTGATTTAACGTATCATGGAAAAGGATTTACTCATAATGAAGTATATCATATGCCTATATGGATGCGACGAAACTACATTCAATTAGTAAATGAAGCGATTGATAGACAGAATGATGATCAAGAAAAGTTCAATAATGAAAATAAAAACTTTGCAAAAAATCAACAAACTTCAAACGCAATTCAACGACCGGATATTAAACCATCAAAAAATATAACGATTAATCCTAAGGTAACCAGAAGGTAATTATTCCATCTCCTCGATATTTATATACGCACGGAGACTATACATGGAAATAAAATCAAAATTTCAACAAGCAATTTCTGGAACAAAGAAATTTGCAGGAGCGGTGAAACAAGCTGGTTCCTCTGTTAAAAATAACATTGGAAAAAGAATGTCTGACGTTGCAAACACGACTAAAAATATTGCAGAGCAAACTGGAGAGATTGGTACCAAACTTGCAGCTGTAGGAGCCGCAGTGGTTGGTGGTATAATGAATCCATTGAAAGGGATGGTTGGTTTATTTGCATTATCGTTAAAGTATTTAACTGAGTCTGAAGTAAGAGCAACTGCAACAGCTCGAGCCACTGGATTGATGGGCTCTAACCTTAAAGAAACATCAAAAACAGTCAGCCAGCTACATGAAAGGTATAGAATGTTTGGTGAAGGAATAGATGGTAGTATACAAACTGTTACTGGACTGCATAATGCAATGGGTAATGTAGATTACGCAACTGGAAAATCAGCTGATCACATAACTAGATTCTCATTAGGTGCGGGAATTGGTAAAGATACTTCAGCTAAAATCCTATCTACTATGATGCTAACACAAGGCGCAACGGAAGATACAGCAATACAAGCACAGAACTTTGCAAAAGATTTATCAAACGCGGCTGGTGTGCCAATTAATTTAGTAATGGATGATCTAGCAAATATAACAGATGATGTTTCGGGATATCTTGGATCTAATCCAGAAGAATTAGTAAAGGCGACAATAGAAGCTAGACGTTTAGGTCTATCTCTATCCGCAACGGCAAAGGTAGCAGACAGTTTATTAGATTTTGAATCTAGTATTGAAAAGGAAATGGAAGCTCAGATTCTTACTGGTAAGACATTAAATTTTGACAAAGCAAGAGGCCTTGCTTTACAAGGTGATACAGTTGGAGCAGCAAAAGAAATGCTGTCACAAGTAGGTGGTATTGGTGAATTCAACAAGATGAACGTTATTCAACAGAAATCATTAGCAGCTGCAACTGGTATGGGACTAGTTGAATTGAAAAAATCTCTAGGAGTAAAAGATAAGGAAAAAGATTTAGAAGAAAAACGTGCTGATGATATGAGAAATGCCTCAATGGATCAAGCAAAAAATGTTAAACTGATGGCAACCACTATGGAATCACTGAACGACCAGATGCATCAAATGGGAAAAATCCTAGCAGAAATTATGAGAGGTCCAGCTGAAAAATTCATGGCATTTATTAAATCTGATGAAGGTAAGAAGAAGATAGAATCATTAGTAAAACAATTTGTAAAATTTGGAAAAGAAGTATTGCCCTACGTGATAGATGCTGCTAAATGGCTTATGAGTATATTCGGAGGTAAAGAAGCTGAAGCGGCTGAAGAAAAAACCAGTCTTATTACTGGTGCTATTAGAGGAATAGGAAGCGCGATGAAATGGGTGATTGACAAAGCA